TCGAACTGCTGGTGCAAGAGTAGCATGAACAAGCCCGTGATTCTGGTGAATCCTGCGGGCATCCCCGAGCCGTCGCCTGAGATTCAGCGGCGGCTTCGGGAGGTGCATAGCGGACTGAAGTTGCGGCTGATGGACACAGGAGTGCCTACATGGTCTGTGTGCATGGAGTGGCAACCCGATGACCGCCGATGGGAGTGGGTGCAGCGCGAGAGCTACGACGCACGAATGGCCTATGACATCATTGGCTATCTGCCGCTGGGATGTAGCCCCGACGAAGCCCCGTCATATTTAAGCAAGATGGTCCGTACCTTCCCGCGAGAAGACATCCAGCGGTTGACCGACTCCGTGGAGAACTACAACACGGGGATGATGTCTGCGGCGATGGACAGCGCCATTGGGGAAGTGCTGGATAGTGCCGATCCGTCTACCATGCGGCGTGGCCGTGGACGCCCTCGTAAAGTGAGCTAAGGAGAAGTATGGCAACCGTCACCCTTGGGCAGTTGGTCACCGATACCCGCGAGTACATGGATGCGGTTGGCTCGACACGGTGGTCAGACGACACAATCAAACTCGTCCTGAACAACGTCTTTGACAGCGAGTGGTCCAACATCCTGAACGCTGCGCCATACTATCGGTTTGCGATTCGTCAGGTCAGCACGGATGTCAACGGCCAGTTTGCGTTTACCACGCTGGATAGCGGGTCTGGCGATACGCAGCAGAACTTCTACCGTATGCTGTCCGTCAGCGACGGCAACGTGCTGTACGGGCAGACACGGTATCAAGATGTGCCGCTAGCGACGACGAGCAACTACCTGCCGACCTACCCCCGCCTGTATTACATCGCGGGGCAGGCGGTACAGGCGTTGCCCGTGGCATCGGCGCTGGGGCTGTATGTCGGCGTGAACTACAAGCCCACGGCTATTGCTGATCTGGTAGGTGACGCCAGTATCATTGACTATCCTGCCAACGCGCATCTGGTGTTGGTGTGGCAGGCGGCTGCTCTCCTCCTCCTCAAGGGTGGCACGGAAGCGGCGGCAGCAGCCAACCTGAAGGCGATGGCCGACGATGACCGCAAGTCGCTCCTCGACGACATTCGCCGCATGACGATCAACCCGACGATGATGGCCTATCCAGACGTGAAGTATGACTGGAGTGGCGGCTGATGGCGCAGGGGCGCGAGAAGGTTGTTGACGAGCAGCCACGGTTTGATGGCGGACTGAACAGCGTGTCGGACGATGCGGCGGTCCAGCCTAATCAGGTCCGCACGTCAACAAACGGACGACTCACGGACTATGGGGCCATCAGCAAGCGGGGTGGCACCCGCCGCACGTCCGCTGTGTTAGCCGCCCAACCGATTACGGGCGGCTTTACATGGACAAAAGATGATGGCAGTCGTCCCGTGTTGGCCGTGTGCAACGGCAAGCTGTTTACCTCGACGTTCAACACGACCACATGGACGTGGACGGAACAGACGGGGGCGCTGGCGTCCAACACCACGTCGTACTTTGTCACGTTCCGCGACGGGACGGGCAACGATGTCGTCTACATCGCGGACGGTGGCCTCCTGAACAAGTGGAACGGCACCGCCCTTTCGACCAACATCGCTAGTACGCCAAGCTGCTCGTCTCTTGCGGTCTATAACGAACGGTTGTGGAGTACTGGCGACTCCGCCTATCCCGACAGCATCTTCTACTCTGACCTCAACAACGGCGATACGCTGGGCATTGGGGCGTCAGGGGGCGGGCAAATCGTTGTCCGCACGTTTGGACAAGAGCAGGTGGTCGGCCTTGCGTCCATCAATACGTCGTTGCTGATCTTCCACCAGCGTGGTGTCTCGCGGGTAACGGGCTACGGGCAGGACGATCTAACGGTTGCTCCGCAGGCGGTCAGCGCGGACGTGGGCACGATTGCCAAGAATAGCATCGTGGCCAACGACAACATTGCATACTTTATCTCAGAGCGGGGATTGTACCGCTGCAACGAGGCAGAAGTCTCGCCAGTCGCCACCTCGCAACAGCCTGACCCGATCCTGCCTATTATTCGGCAACTCACGTCGTCAGAGTTTGACAAGATAAATTGTCTGGTGAATCGGGCCACCAAGGAGTTGTGGATCACCATCCCCAGCTTTGGGTGCTATCAGTACAACACGTTGCTGCAAACATGGTCTGGCCCGTGGGATACGGGCTATGTGTCACCAGACACGTCGTACCTGTTTGAAGGGATCAACGGCTCCGGTCTTCCGATTGCCTTGCGGGGCGATGCGTCTGGATTTGTGAGCGTGTGCGATGCGCCGGGTCTCTTTCTGGACAACGTGGCCAGTAATGGGACAGGCGGCACCCGCTATGCCATGTCCATCCAGATGCACCGACTGTACTGTGGGGACGACGCGCTAGCCAAGGCCCTGCGGTGGGGATACATCACGGCCCAGTTGAATGGATCAGACCAGACCCGTATCCAGTGGAACACGGGCGAGTCTTTTGGATCATACAGCCTTCCCGCGACGTATAGCTCAACGTGGGGTGACCCCAGTACCACATGGGGAACAGGGACGTGGGGTGGTGCAGGCAGTGTGAGTTACCGTATTCCGATGGGTGGGACTGGGTACTATATCGACGTAACCATCATTGACTCTGGCGAGTCCCAGCCAGTGTTTAGCCGATTCCAGTTAGAAGCGTTCGCGCTAGGACGGAGATAGCTTATGGCAGAAACAGTCGCACAGCATAGTGTCGCCACGTTTACCACGCCAGTTAACGGCACGTCACCAATCGACGCCACCACCGTCCGTGGAAACGACAATACCCTGCGGGTTGGGTATAACGATCACGACGCCGACCCCGGCGTTCATCTCCAGTCCTCCCTCCTTGCCTCTCGCCCTGCGGCGGGAGACTCTGGGCGCAAGTGGCTGACCACCGATGTCGCCGCCCTCAAGGTGTACTTTGACACGGGATCAGCGTGGTCGGAGATCAGCTACCTCCCGCTCTCGGGCGGCACGGTGGCGGGCAACGTCAGCATCACGGGCACACTGGGCGTCACTGGGGTCTTGACGGCAACGGGTGGCGTGGTGGGCAACGTGACGGGCAACGCCAGCACGGCCACCGCGTTGCAGACCGCCCGAGCGATCAACGGCGTCAATTTTGATGGCACCGCTGCTATCACCGTCACGGCTGCGGCAGGGACGCTGACGGGTGCGACCCTTGCTAGTAATGTGTTGGCCTCCAGCTTGACCAGCGTAGGCACCCTTGCTGCGCTGACGGTAACGGCCCCCATCACGGGCAGTGTGACGGGTAGTTCGGGCAGCACAACAGGCAACGCGGCTACTGCCACGGCGTTGCAAACGGCACGAACGATCAATGGCACCAGCTTTGACGGAACGGCCAACGTCACCGTGACGGCAGCAGCGGGCACACTGACTGGGGCAACGCTCGCGTCAAACGTGCTGGCGTCCAGTCTAACCAGCGTTGGGACATTGGCGGCATTGACCGTCACGGCCCCGATTACGGGCAGTGTGACCGGATCAAGCGGAAGCGCCACGGGCAACGCCGCAACGGCCACAGCACTGGCAACGGCGCGGACGATCAACGGGACCAGCTTTAATGGAACCGCTAACATCACGGTCACCGCTGCCGCTGGCACCCTGACAGGCTCGACGCTGGCCTCTGGGGTGACGGCCTCTAGCTTGACCAGTGTGGGCACCCTGTCGTCGGTGGCGGTGAGTGGGACGACGGCGTTAAACAGTGTGACGTACACATGGCCTGCGGCGGACGGCACGAACGGCTACGTTTTGTCTACCAACGGGACTGGCACTCTGTCGTGGGCGGCGGGTGGTGGTGGTGGTGGTGGGACAACCACGAACAGCCTGACCGCAGGCACTTACCTGACGGGTAGCCCGTTCAACGGAAGCGCAGCCATTACGTTTGCCGTTGATGCCACCGATGCCAACACGGCCAGCAAGGTCGTCGCACGGGATGCGTCAGGCAACTTTAGTGCTGGCACCATAACGGCAACCTTGAGTGGCGCAGCCCCCGCTGGCTCCCTAAGCGGGAGTACGCTGGCGTCTGGTGTCACAGCATCTAGTCTCACCAGCGTTGGGACGCTCGCCACGCTGACCGTGACAGCGGATATTGTAGGGAGCGTGACGGGCAGCAGTGGCTCGACTACGGGCAATGCGGCGACGGCAACGGCGTTGGCAACTTCGCGCAACATCAACGGCACGGCGTTTAACGGTACCGCAAACATTACGGTGACGGCTGACGCCAGCACGTTGACCAGCGCGACACTGGCGAGCGGTGTTACGGCGTCGAGCCTAACAAGCGTCGGATCGCTGGCGGCGTTGACGATGGCCGGTACCGTGTCGATGGCTGACAACGTGATCGGGCGTCCACGGTTTACCGACTACGCCGAGACGTACACGACGCCAGCGATTAGCGGTGGCGTGCTGACGCTCAACATTGAGAACGGCAACGTGTTCCGCGTCTCGCGTAACGCCAACATCTCAACGCTGACGATCAGCAACCCGTCAGGCACGGGCAATGCCTGTTCGTTCACGCTGATCTTTGACGCCAACGGGACGAGCTACACGGTGACGTATCCAGCAGCGGTCAAGTGGCCGGGCGGGACAGCGCCGACGATCACGACCACGGCCAGCCGCTCTGATATGTTCGTGTTCTACACCAACAACGCGGGCACGACATGGTACGCCATGACTGCCGCGCAAAACTTCGTGACGGCGTAACCGATGCTCGCAGATCGAATGAGGATGGCGGCAACGCCAAAGGCAACGCAAGGGCAGCAAGCCTACACGACGGCGGGGACGTACACGTTCACCGTCCCTGCTGGGGTGACGAGCATTTCGATGGTGTGCATTGGTGGAGGAGCGAGCTTGCAATCATCAACTGTAACGGGTGGCTCGCTATCATACACCAACAATGTCACCGTATCATCTGGGACTAATTGCACTGTTGTTGTTGGAGCTAGAGGAGCTAGTAACAACAGCGGTGCAAACTCATCGCTTGCTATCGGAGGTACAACACACTGCCTAGCAAGAGGAGGAGCCCAATCAACGACCAATGTAGGGACTGCGTCGTATGCTGGCGGCAATGGTGGCGCTGACAATGGCGGTGGCGGCGGAGCAGGTGGATATAGCGGGGCTGGAGGAAACGGAGGATGGATTACAAATAATGGAGCATCCGGCACTGGTGGAGCTTCGGGTGGCGGCGGCGGAGGTGGGTATGTTGGCACCAGTTCTTCCCCTCCCGATTCAGAAACTTGGCTTAGAGTTGCACAGGCAGCAGGCTCGGGTGGGGGCGGCACTGGCATCCTTGGCACCGGATCAAATGGTGCTGGCGGTCTTGCTGGTTCGTCTTATTCCTCAACCTATGATGTAGGTGCAAGTAGTGGGTATGGCGGTGGCGCCGGTTCAGGCGGCTCCGCTGGGGAGAGCGGCGGGAATAGCGCTGTAGCTCATACTGGGTATTCCGGCACTACTTCTGCTGGTCCGGGCGGCACAGGAGGAGCATACGGCGGCGGAGGTGGCGGGGGAGGGTACGCCGTATTGTATAAATACGATTTGGAGATAAATGACTGGGTGCTTTATACAATCTCTATTGGCGCACAAGGACTTGGTGCCGTTGGAGCCGTCCGTATCATCTGGGGCGCTGGTCGTAGCTATCCGTCAAACGCCGCAAACGTTTAACTAAGAGAAAAAGAGAACAACATGGGACTCACCATTTCTGATAGCGACTTGCTCGTCATTCAGGTACAAGACGGCAAGCCCGTTAACCACCCGCTGACGTATAGCAACTTTCGTATGTTGTTCCCGCAGACCAGCTTCCCCGATATGCCTGACAATTCGTTCTTGGTGGACTTCGGCTACGCGGTGTTCAAGTATGTTGAGCAGCCTGCGCCAGTCCAGTTTGAGAACACGAACGAGGGGCCGATTGTGTGGGTCGTAGCAAAGGATGCGTACAGCAATACGTGGATCAACACGCCGTTTACGCCAGCCGAGATGGAAGCGGCAAAGCAGAATGCGTTAGCTGGCCTACGCCGTACCCGTGACACGAAGCTGCAAGCCTGCGATTACACGCAGTTGCCCGACGTGCCGCTGACGGACGAGAAGCGAGCCGAGTGGGTGACCTACCGCCAGCAGTTGCGGGATTACATGGACACGGTGGTTGACCCGTTTAATCCGCCAGCGTGGCCCATCCCGCCAGCGAAGTAACCCATGGCCGTCACCCTGCCCCTGCACACAATTAAGACGTTCACGGCCCCTGTCAACATTGGCACGGGCCTGATTGACGCGAACACGGTGCGGACGAACGACAACCTTGCGGGTGCGGCCTTTAACGCGCATGACGCGGATACGTCGATCCATGTGCAGTCGGGCACACAGGCCCAGCGACCGGCTACGGCAACCGAGGGCAGCGTGTGGGTGTCTACGGATACCAGTATTGCCTACATCTACACGAGTAGTGCGTGGGCGCAGATCAGCGGGTGGTTCCAGAACTACCACGGGGCGTTTTCCGACACGACCGACCAGACCGCTGGTGCAGTCAACACGCAACAGCTTGTCACGCTGAACACCACGGACATCAGCAACGGCGTGACGCTGGTCAGTGGATCTCAGGTAAAGGTTGCCAACGCTGGGACGTACAATGCCCAGTTCAGCATCCAGTTGGCCAACGCCGACGCGCAGGATCAAGATGTCTGGGTGTGGTTCAAGAAGAACGGCACCAACATTGCCAACTCTGGTGGGCGTGTGACGGTTGTGAGTAAGCACGGGTCTGTCGATGGGCACCTTATTGCGATTTGGAACATCTTTATCACGTTGGCGGCCAACGACTATCTCCAGTTGTACTGGGAGACGACAGACACCGACTGCCGTATCGAACAGGTTCCCGCAGCGAACAACCACGCCGCCGCGCCGTCTGTCATCTTCACCATCAACAGGGTCTAGCGATGCCCCCGCGTAAGGTTGCGTTTTGGAAGAAGGCTGCCCCAAAGGGGGACAAGCCCACCACCCTCACCGCGAGTCAGAAGGCGCGAGCCAAGGCCCGAGCCAAGGCGGCTGGACGACCGTACCCGAATCTGGTAGACAACGCCGCCGCCTCGCGGACAGGAGACAACAAGTGACCACCCCCACCGTCCTCGACACCCGCCCTGCGGACGAGGCCATCGTGTCAATCTCCCAGCGGTTTGCTGCTAGATTTCAGCAGGAGATGGAACACGTTGCACAGGTCGCCCTTGATGCGGCCCCAGACCTCTCCCCCGAGCAGGGGTGGCGGTACGATGTCTTTGCTGGTGTGTATGTGCAGTTGGCGTTCCCGACCGTGGAACTGCCGTCCACTGAACCGGCCTCTGAGGCCACGGAGTAACGATGGCTCGTAAGCGTGGTGGAGTGGCGGGTATCTATGATCGGAACAAGAAGCTCATTAAAACGATTGCCCCGATTGCCGCAGGCTTTATCCCCGGTGTTGGCCCGCTAGTTGGCGCAGCCCTTGGCGCAGCGATGGGCGGCGACACGGAAGGCAAGGGGTACTTTAGCGGGTTTAATGCGGGTGGTGCGGTTAAGGGTGGCCTGAGTGGCTACGGTGGAGCCAAGCTGGGTCAGGCGGCAAAGGGTGGCCTTGCTAAGATGTTTACCGCCAGCCCAGTCGATAAGCTGACAGGCGCCCCAAAGCTGGGTGCCTTCACGCAGACGACAAGTGGCGCGGCCCCTGCCGTGCCCGGCGTAGGAGCCGCTGCTGGCGCTGCGCCGACTGCCGCATACACGGGCAACGTCGGCGGCTATGGCATTGGGATGCCGATTGGCAGTGCCGCCCCTGTCCCGTCGAGCGCGATGGCCGACTTGCCCGCTATGGACATGGCGAAGATGCAGCGACTCACGCAGACGACCGGAGCCAGCATCCCTGCCCCTCAAATGGGCGCGATGCCTCGTATTGCCTCGCAGGTGGCCGATAAGCCACTAGGCCGTTTTGCTCAGGCGAGCAATTTTGCCAAGGACAACAAAGACTTGATTGCGATGGCGGGCAAGGGCGTTCAGGCATTTCTTCCCGATGCAGCGGGGGACGCGGCCTACATGAACGCAGAAACGAATCGGCTGCGGCTTGAGCAAGAACAAAGTCAGGAGAAGACGGAACAGGAACGCCGTCGTCGTATTGCTGAGTTGCTGATGCCGATGTTCACGCAGATGCAGTCGCGTCCGTCCTACGGAGGATAACCATGGCCACGTTTAACACGGCGTTTGGCTCGCTGCCCGGATACAAGGAAATGATGGGCACGACCAACAGCACCGCTGGCGGCGAAGAAAAGACGCCCACGGTGTATGGTGGTCAAACGCAGACCCAGCGCAAGACCGAGCAGCCCGCACAGACCTTTGCCCAGATGCAAACGCAGGGTCGGGCACGTCCTGCGGCTCCTCCTAGCCCTACGGCGACCGCCTTTGGGCAGTACGGCGGGAGTCAGCAGGGGCAGCAGTTACGAAGCCAGTTGCAGCAGCGGTTGACCGAGTTTGGTCAGGCTCCGTCGCGGTATGATACGGAGTCGTTCAAGCAAATCCGTGGCGCACAGGCGGCGAACCTCCAGTCGGAATACAGCGGACAGCAGAAGGCGTTGAATGAAGACCTTGCCCGTCGTGGATTGTCCGCGTCGAGCATTGGCGGCGGGCGGATGGGTGACTTGGCAGGGCAGCAGGCCCGTGCCTTGTCGTCGCTGGACGCCCAGTTGTTGCAGCAAGCGGCAGACACGCAAGCACAAGACCGTGCCCAGTACATGCAGTCGGGGCAGGGCTTGGCAGAACTGGCAGGGTCGCAAGACCTTCAGCAGTTTGAGGCCAACCGTGTGGCACAGGCCGCAACGTTTGAGAACCAGTTGCGGTCGGCACAGTTTGGGCAGCAGCAGTACGAACAGGCGGGACAAGAAGCCTTCCAAGGCGCACAGTCTGAAGAGGCGGCGTCGCAAGCCGCTCGCCAGTTTGACTTGGCTGCGCTTGGACAGACGGGTGGATTGTCACTGGACTTGCAGCGGTTGCTCGGATCGCAGGAAACCGAACGGGCTGGCCTGACAGGGCAGCTTGGGACGCAGCAGACGTTGGCCGGACAGCAGCAGGCTGAACAGACGCGCCAGTTTAACATTCAGCAGGCGTTGCAGCAGCAGCTTGGCATTGGCCAGTTGGGTGTCAGTCAGGGCGAACTGACGCTGCGCCAGCAACAGTTGTCGCAAGAAGCCTCTCAGTTTGGGTTGACGCTGAACGAGCAGCAGTCGGCACGGAACCAGCAGCTTGGTATTTCAAACCAAGAGTTGGCTCTTGAACGCGACCGCGTAACAAACCAGAACGCGCAGGCTGGTAGTGTGTTGACCGCGCAGAAGGCGCAAGACCTTGCACAGAACAATCTGGAGCAGGCGCGGATCAACGAGGCCATTGCTTCTCGCGGGACGGGCGTGTCGGAGTCGGCGTTGGAGCGAACGGCGCGCCAGTCGTTGCAGACACAGCAGACATCAGAGCAAGCTAGACAGTTCAACCTTGAGCAGTCGCTGCGTAACGCCATCGCGCAGACGGAAGCCACAGGGTTTGGCTATCAGCCGCTAACGACCGGAACAGGGGTTGGCGCTCTTGGTGGGATGACCGCGACCTTGGCGCGGACGGCACAGGAAGCCGCGCAGTCACAGGCGACGCTAGACACCAACCTTCGCCGTCAACTTGGATTGAGCGAGTTGTCCGGTAAAATCTACGATGCTGGCGGCACAAGCATGGGGTCGGTGGAAACTGTCGGCTCTCGGTCGGCTACGGCGCAGGACCAGTTGGCGAAAAACCAACTCTTTCTCCAGTTGGCGCAGGCGCTTGGCGCTCTCTCTCCGACGCAGATTCAGAACATTGTCAGGACTGGCACCACAAATACTGGCGGCAACGACGACACTGGCAATCCAATTTAGCCCATAGCTCGGAGACATTTATATGGCACGACGAGGGTTTGGCGGCACCGCGCTCCGAGCAGCACTGGGCGCGGTCACAGGCGTCGCAGAAGGGTTGCAGCAACGTGATGTGGTTGCAGCCGAGAAGGAGCGGATGGCGGATGCGGCGGCACGTACCCAGATGCTTGACACCATATCGCTCTTGAACGCTGGCTACGATCCAGAGGGGTTCAGTCAGGATATGCCGGGGGCTACCCCTCGTACTCCGTTTGACACGCAGATGGTGGGCACCCGCAAGTTTACGCGGGCGATGTCTCCGCGTCAGATGAAGCACATGGAGGACGTACAGGACGAGCAGGCAAAGACCCGATCCAAGCGGCTTGATGCGTCGTTGCTGGTGCCAAAAGTGCCGACCCCTCGCGCTCTCCGCTACACCCCCGGCGAAATGGGGCAAGATGTGTATGACCCCAACACGGGAACGTCAACGTACCAGCCCTATGCCGAGGGCTTTACGCCGAAAAAGCCCGTTGGAAGAAGCTCCCCAGCGGGCGCTGGTGGCCTGAAGCCGCCAACGGCAACCGATGCGACAAAGGAAGCGCAGGGCATCAAGTTCCTGCAGGATAACGCAAAGAACCAGTCGGTAATACTGGCTATCCAAAAGGCTATCGAAGACAACCCTGCCTTGGCAGGCCGTCCCGGACTTGTTGGGTATGGGCTGATGCAGCAAGCCGAGCGGAAGACGAAGGCTGATGCGGCGGGTAAGCCCAAGACGGGTGGCCGCGCTCTCGGTGCGCCTCCGGGCATGAAGAAGCCAGCCGCTGCCGAAGAAGACGACCTTGGCGCTGCGTTTGACAACTACAAGAAGGGAGGCAGATAACATGGCGCAACCTACCCCGAAAGACTGGGCGGCAAAGAACAAGCCGCGTGAAGGAGAGACCAAGGAGCAGTACAAGGCGCGGTATGCCTACGAGACGGACGAAGGCGTTCCGGGCATGGTGGAGCAGTTTGCCCGTGGTGGCGCACTGGGTCTTTCTAAGACGGCCTCGTCAATGCTTGGTGGTATCGGCTATCTGACGGGGTCTAAAAAGCTTCGTGATTACGCGAGAGAAAAAGAAAGAATAAATACTGAGTTCTATAATCCGCAAGGAAAGATGGGCACGGCGGGTGAGCTTATCGGGCGAGGGGCTGGAGAGCTTGCTACGTCGCGGCTGGGTGGCGGGCTTGTCCTTCAGGGAGCCACAAAGCTGGCATCCAAAGCTGGCGGGATTGGCACAGCCGCCAAGGCCGTCAAGGCTGGCCTTGAAAGCAAGAGTGCCGTAGGCCGAGCGTTAGCAACGGCGGCAGTTAATGCGCCTGTAGACATCCTGCAGGGCGCTGCCCAAGACAATGGGATGCTGCTGAAGGGCCGTACAGGGGCCATGCTAGAGAACACGCTGTTCTCGGCAACGGGTGGCGCTGGCTCTGCCATGCTTGCCTCTCGCACTGCGAAGAAGGCGGCAGCATCGAAGGCGGGTGAGCGGGTAGCGGAGATGATGAACGCCCCTGCCCCGACTGGGCCGCAGAAGCTCCTTGGCGCAGGGACTCCGGGCGCGACTCCGTACACAGGTCCGTCCTCAAGTCCGCGTGGTCCAGCCATCCCGATGGGCGCTGGTGGAAGCAGAGAAGTGTACCCGTTTGCAGAGCGCGGAAAACCGTCTGCCAGAACAAATCAAGAGTACATCAGCGAGTCTACCGCAATTGTCCCATACCGTGCGCCCGAAGGGCCACTGCTTGATCGTAGAGCTTACGGTGCTGGGCAAGAGACGAGTGAAGAAGTCGCTGCGACGTTGAGCATGTTGGAGAAGATGCCCGCCCGTGATCGTGCTGAGTGGATGGCGATGAACATGCCCGGAGTCAGCGAACAAGAACTGATGCAGATGATGACGGCCCGCATCCCTGTGGGTGGCGCTCGTATCCCGCTGGCCCCAGAAGAAGCCAAGTCGTTGCGCGGTGTGCGTGGACAGCGGATGCGCCCTCGTAGAGGTGCCGCCTCCTCTGAGATGCTGTCTACGCTGGCGGGCGGTGGTGTCGGCGCATTGGCTGGTGCAGAGACAGGCGAGACTCCCGAGGAGCGGCTGGCCCGAGGGGCAGCGGGTGGGTTGGCAGGCATGTTCCTTGGGTCGCGGGCACCACGTTTTTTTGAGGGCGGGGCGACTTCTCGCGCCCCTGTAGGTGGCAGCTTCGGGAAGGAAGCGGAGGAGATTCTGCGTCAGAAGGGCGGGAAAGGCGGGGCGGGCGGGAAGAAGCCGTCCGCCGCATCGACGCCGCTGGGAGAAATAGATGGCTTCCCTGCGAACCGTGAGCCTCTCTTAGAACGGGCTGGCATTTTGCAGCCTGCTGAGAAGATGATGTTTGCAGATCGCATTGCTCAGATAGAGCCGTCTATCGCTCGCCCCCGCACCGAGAAGGAATGGCAGCAGGGCGTTCAGACGATCCTGAAGAGCAAGAACGCTGATCAGTTGGCTGACGAATTGTCTGGCATCGACCCCAAGCGGGCCACTGCTGAAGAAGCGGGGGCCATGCTCAGTCTTGTGTCTGACATGAGAAACAGGCGAGCAACGTTGGTTGATGGCTTGAAGGGTATCTCTAACCCTGACAAGATCGCGCAGGTTGCCGACGACATCGATGCGCTAGAAGAGACCTCCACGCGGCTCCTGTCTACGCTGATGAAGGCAGACACGGAAGCGGGTCGTGCGTTGCAAGCACGGGCATACGCGGCACAGAACATCTCTGACCCCACCTACTGGCATCTGAAGGCATCCCGAGAGAAGGGGATGATCATCAGCCAAGCCGAGCGGGATCAGATTGAGAAGCTGCTTGGCGAGGGCGACAACACGAAGGTGCTGCAGTACCTCGCCACGATTAAGAAGTCGTCCAAGCTGGAGCAAGCGGCACAACTTCGGAGTGCTGGGTTCTTGGCAGGTATACCGGGCCGTGCCCGAGACCTTGTCTCGACCAGCGCCAACTACGTCTCGACGGTGGTGCAGCGGTATCCCGGCGCATTGGCCGACATTGCGGCGTCAAAGTACGCAGCCAAGAAGCTTGGTGGGGTGGCCGACCAGTACCGCACCGTGGCCCTTCCGTCGAGCGAAGAGGGGAAAGCTGCATTTGGCGGGGCGCTGAAGGGTCTCCGCATGGCGGCAGAGTCTATGGGGTTTGACGCCGCCAAGAAGGGCGGGCTGGAGGAGTGGGTCAAGTTCATGCGTCAGGCCGAGATTGATCCAGAGATGGCGAAGACGCTGGATATCCCGTCGATGATCAACATTGATATGTTCTCTGCCCTTGGAGAATTGGGAGAAAAGGCCAACACGTTTGCGGACGTATACTCCAAATCGGTCATGCGGTTTTCTGGCCTGACAGACAAGATTATCAAGCAGTCTGCGTTGCAAGGGGCGCTGCAGGAGCAAGCTTCCCTTCTCGCCCTTCGGAAGGGCTATAAGGGGCAGCAAGCCAAAGACTTCGCGGCCAAGCTGATGAAGGCTCCAACGGACGACATGATGATGGACGCCAAGTTGGCGGCGGATGTTATCACGTTTACCAACGACGGGACGTTGGCAACGGGGATTGCCAATGCGATTACAGCGGCGGCAGCCTCTGCCGAAGGCATGCGCAAGGGCGGTGGCGCACTGGTTCGTGCCGCCTCTCGGTTTGTCCTGCCCTTCCGTCGCACCCCAGCAAACATCTTGAGCCGTGCCATTGAGTACACGCCGGGGGTGGGCTGGATAAAGACCGCTGTGGCAGCAAGCGACTGGACGAAGGAACTTGCCAACACGGCGCTTGAGGGCGTGGCAAAGAACCGTGCCGTCGCGCAGAGGCAGCGCAAGATGGTGGACATGCTGACCAAGAACGTCACTGGCATTGCGATGCTTGCGCTTGGCAACGAACTGTACGAGAACGGGGTGTTGACGGGAGAAGCGCCGAGCAGCCCCGCAGAGATGGAGCAGTGGCGGCTGGAAGGCAAGACGCCAGAGTCTATTCTGATCGGCAAGGAGTGGATTCCAATCTCCCGTATTTCCCCGTATGGCACTATGATGACGCTGGCGGCGTCCATGCGGCAGAGAAATAAGGACGGTGGGATTGACCTTATTGGGGCTGGGGCGACCACGGCAAGGTCTCTGCTCAACCAGCCGATGGTGACTGGACCCAAAGACATTCTTGACGCCGCCACCAATCGGTCCATGCAGGACACACAGGCGGGAAACTATCTGTCTCGGCAGGTTGGGTCGCTGGTGCCGACAGGCATTGCACAGCTTGCACGATCTGGCGGCGAGCAGTTTTTGCCACAGAACTTCGTGCAGGAAGTCACCTCTCGTATACCGGGGCTGCAGGGGAATACGCCTGTCCGCTTGAACGTGTTTGGCGAGCCTGTGCAAAAGCCGAGTGGGGTGTTTAACACGGCCATCAGTCCGTTGCCTGCATCGCAAGACCTTCGCGAGTCAGACCCGCTGATCGAAGAACTGTCGCGGGTAGGGGCAAACGTTGGGGCGTTGCAGCGAGGGAATGGTGAGACGATTGAGATGTATCAGTATCGCCAACAAGAGGCTGGCAAGTTCCTTCGGGAGGACTTAACCGCACTGTTCCAGTCGCCAGATTATCTTGAAGCAGACCCAACAGAACAGCGCAGGCTGATCAGCAAGGCCAGCAGAGACGGGCGTACAGAGTTGGGCAGGTTGCTGAAGGAATCCTATCAAATCGACACTCCCCCGGAAGAGTAGCCATGACCGCTGAAACCAGTACAGCCTTACTGATTGGTGCAGCCTCCGCTGCTGGCACGGCGGCGGTACAGTCGAGTACACTGGGCGGCGTCCCGATTGCCCTGATCTCTGGGGTGGTCGGCGTGGCGGTGTCGTGGGGGATGATGCGGGTGACGGTCAAAACCGTGGAGCGGGATGTGGCATCCATGCATCAAGACATCCGAGACATCTATATGCTGACCCGTGACATCAGTGATCGGGTCAGCAAGATGGAAGGGAGGACCGAACGTGGCTAAACCTCCAGTCAAGCGCAAGCTCAAGGACTTCTTCGCCCCCCGTGATGCGACGGAAACGGAGCGTCAGGGACAAGGCATTGGTGACATCGAAGCGATGCGTCAGATGCTGACGGTTCCTGCAGCGGCAGCAAGGACAGCGGTGCAGGATGCGGGAACGCAGCAGCGTGAAGCGTTTGGTCGGATGCTGTCTGGAGCCGCAACGCAGGATGACATGACGGATATGGCATCAGACTTCATGCTGCCAATGGCTGGCACTATTGGCAAAGTTGCCAAGAACATGGTGCCCACGTCGAGGGCGCTGGCAAAACAGGCCGCTCAAGAGGCGGAGCGAGTAGCAAACGCAGACAAATATTTCCCGATTGAAGACCTCTTTCACTCAACCACAGTGACAAAGCCGTTCCAAGCATTTGAGCCGCGAGGTGGTGGGCAATGGCATGACATCTACGGCACTCATGTTGGCACGGTAAAAGCTGCTGAAGATCGCTCCAAACAGATTTTTGGTGACGACTTTGAGCCGATCATGGATCAAGTGTGGAAGAAGGGAGGGAAGCGGGAAGAAGAAGTGGGAATGGCTGCGTCTATAATGCCGTTGCGTATGCGGATGGAGAATCCGCTGTACAACAAACAGGGCAAGCCGTTTACCGAAGAAGAGTTGCAGGATGCCGTAAAGAATTTTGGCTACGAAAGCGGGATGTTGAAACGACCAGATCAATCGAGTGCGAGTTGGATGAGCCGTGAGCAACGGCCAACGCTCTCGCAGATGCGGGATGTGCAGCAAGCATACGGCGAACAGCTTCGCGCAGCGGGGCACGACGTAATCCCGTACATCAACGAGCATGAAGACATTGGCAGCCTTAGCTATTTGGTGCTTGATCCAACCCGTCTTCGGTCTAAGTTTGCCAAGTTTGACCCCAAGAAACTCAACAGCGCCAACCTCAGCGCAGGGCTTGGGAGTTTGTTCGTCGGAGGCGCTATGGCAAAAGCTGCATCACGAGATAACCCCAATGACTAAACTTCCCCTCCCGCCTGCTGAAGTGCCCACCCAGTCGGACATGACACTGCTGGCTCCACGCTTTCGTGAAGCGGTGGGGCGGGTCATTGCCGATATGCGGGTGTGGGAATACACGCCCGTCATCTTTGAGACGTTGCGTACCAACGAACGGCAGACGTTTCTGTACGGCTTTGGTCGGGAGTGGGATGATGGGCGTGGGACGGTGACCCAGAGTGCCACGGCACATGACACTTGGCACGGCTACGGCTTGGCGGTGGACATCATCTGCGCCCGCCGCAAATGGTCCGCTGCCCCAGACTTCTGGCACGTTCTGGGAACATCTGCCCGGAGACATGGGCTGGTCTGGGGTGGCGATTGGAACGGCGACTGGTCGATCAGCGACGAGACCTTCAATGACCGCCCGCACATCCAGTGGGGTGCGATGCGGAGAAGCCCGTCGAGCAGAGCCGTGGAACTGAAGAAGAGCGGCGGGTTGGTTGCCGTGTGGAGTGCCGTCAGCGCCTTGTAGCCCTCGCGCTGCGGGCACAGCGTCGATAGATTCATGCATCAACTCTGGCGGGGGTTGGTGCTTAGGCAAAAGGGACATCTCCAGCAACGGAGGTGTCCCTTTTTGTGCGTTATGGCCTTGCCGTTTGATACGGGTGTCGCCATGTCGAGCCACTGTCTGCCCGTTCCTTCCGCTGCTTCCCCTCCTTCCCCTTGTGCATATCACGGAAGCAGTGGCCCAGCGAGGTCCAGACAATCGTGCGG